CTAAGAGACAAACAGCACTTAGATATGGTTAATGGCTATTACATCGAAGCTGAAACTGGAATTTTAAAACATTCAATGATAGCTAATAGAACCATGTCAGCTGGTAATCAAGGAACTACATTAGCAACTTCAAACTTTATGGGTTTTGGCGACGGTAAAGCATTTGCTGACGCTCTTGCTGAAGCTGGATTAAAAATTGAACCAACTACAATAACTACTAAGGGTTTGTTTAAAGACAATACAACTCCAGCATTAAAAGTTGATGTTGCTTTATTGAACAAAATTGCGTCTGGCCAAAATGGTCAAGCTCCAGCACCTGTTAATCCAGCACCTGTTAATCCAGCACCTGTTAATCCAGCACCTGTTAATCCAGCACCTGTAACTACAGGCAGTGACCAAAAAGCAGATCAAACTGCTACAAACGGTCCAGATCCTAAAGATGTAGCAGAACTTAGAGACATTCTTACAAAATTAGGAATAACAATCCCAGACAAATACTCTGTTTCTTCAGCACCAAATGCTATTGTACCAAGAAAAGGTGGATTGTCTAATTTTTATAGTAAAGAAGGAATTGAATTCAAATCTTCTATTGGTAAAACATTGTTTGAAGCTGAAGCAGTTCAAGCAGATGTACGCAAAGTAGACAATGCTATTGACGCTTCAACAGCATTATCAGACGATGAAAGAATTAAATTAAAAGCAAGAGCCACAACTTTATTTGATAAATTATTACCATTTAAAGACGACTTAGAAGTTGGTCCATTGCTGGCCGCATATCAAAGTCAGCAAGGTCCTATGACCGGAACAACCGGCAGCGATCAAAAAGTAGATCCAAAACCTCCAGTTCGCCCAGGTCCATACCAGCCTCCAGTGAAGAAAAAAGACAACTGGCCTGATGATTGGAAAAAAGTTAAAATTGTAAAAGCTAATCAGCATTCTGGTTACGGTCCAAACGGTCAACCACTTTATATTTTAGGCGACAAGACACCTAGTAGAACTGCCGCTTATTATAGACAAGAAAATAAGACATTAGTGCCAATGAATTTTAATGGTGCTAGAGAAGACTTAACCCAGTATAAACCTGTTCCGTGGGACGAAGCAGTAAAGTGGGGAACAGCAAGTGCAGCTCCTGCCGCTACTGATCCAGCTTTGGCGCACGTCGGCGGCAGTGACCAAAAGGTAGATACAGCCGCTACAGGTAATGTACCTCCACAACCTACATTGAACGGCAAACCATCCACTGGTCCTAAAGGACGTGAGTGGTTGAAAAAATACGGAGCAACACACAATCCAGATGGCACACCAAAAGCTAAAACTGGCAATGACCAAAAAGTGGCTCCTACTGGTAATGTTAAATTTTCCAAAGATGTTCCAGCAGAAGCTCAAGCTAAGTTACCACAAACAGCCAAACCAGGAGAATATTTCTGGGTAAATGGAGAGCGTTATGAATACGCAAGCCACGGTGGCCGAGGCTATAGTTCTCAACAATGGGAACCAAATACACCTTGGACTGGTTGGGCAGGTCGCCAAGAACTAAAACGTCAAAATTATACTGGTCCTGATGATAAAGTTAAACACATGTATGAATCAGTGAACGACGATTTGACTAGACTTGTTAGTTTGGTTCATCACAGATAATCGAGTAAAATACTCACATTTAGAGCAAGAAAACTCTTGCTCTGCTAAATAAAAGCGTATACACTAACATGTATGCGCTTTTTGTTTGATAGGTTCAAACAAATATAGGCAAAAAACAAAGGCTAAAATTAAGGAGAATATTATGGCATCTTTGGCAGAAATTAGAGCTAAACTAAAGGCAGCAGAAACACGTAGCGAAGGTAACAGAACAGGCGGTGATAATTCAATTTACCCATTCTGGAACTTAAAAGAAGGACAAGAAGCAACTCTACGCTTCCTTCCAGACGGCAACACAGATAACACATTTTTCTGGGTTGAACGTGCAATGATCAAACTTCCCTTTGCTGGAATCAAAGGCGAATCAGAAAGCAAACCAACAATCGTTCAAGTACCTTGCGTTGAAATGTACAACGACGGAACCACTTGTCCAATTCTTTCTGAAGTTCGTGGTTGGTTTAAAGACCCAGCATTAGAAGATATGGGTCGTAAGTATTGGAAGAAACGTTCTTACATTTTCCAAGGCTTCGTAGTTGAAGACGGTTTAAAAGAAACCGAAAAGCCAGAAAACCCAATTCGCCGATTCATTATCGGTCCACAAATTTATGAACTAATCCGTGCGGCATTGGTTGATCCAGAACTAGAGGATTTGCCAACTGACTTCGTAAACGGTATTGACTTCCGTATGAAGAAAGGTAGCAAAGGAGGTTACGCTGACTACTCAACTTCAACTTGGTCACGTCGTACTCGTCCATTAAGTGACGAAGAAACAGCGGCTATTGCTCAGCATAACTTGTTTAACTTGAGCGACTTCCTTCCTAAGAAACCAGGTGAAGTTGAACTTAAAGTTATCAAGGAAATGTTTGAAGCAAGTGTCGATGGCGAACCATTTGATATGGAACGTTGGGGACAATATTACAAACCAGCCGGTATGGGTCAAAACACAGGCGACCCTGTAAAATCAACTCCTAAAGCATCTGCTCCAGCGGCAGGTGACAGCGATGACGAACCAGCACCTGCTCCTAAAGCAACTCCAGCACCAGCGGCTGAAGCATCTTCAGGCGCAAGCGGTGACAGTCGTGCCCAAGACATCTTGGCAATGATCCGTAATCGTCAAAAGCAATAAGCATCAAGGGGGCTCATGCCCCCTTTTATCATCATTAGGAGAAAGGTATGGCTACAAAAGCCTTTGATTTATCAAAATTTAGAAAAACGCTGACTAAGTCTATCGATGGACTAAGTGTTGGCTTTACTGATCCAACAGACTGGATTAGTACAGGGAACTATGCCCTAAATTATCTTATCAGTGGAGACTTTCATAAAGGCATTCCGCTAGGTAAAGTTACAGTATTTGCTGGCGAATCTGGTGCTGGGAAGTCATTCATCTGTTCTGGCAACCTCGTTAAAAACGCACAAGAGCAAGGCATTTACGTTATTCTCATCGATACTGAAAACGCATTGGATGAAGCATGGTTACAC